TATTGTAAAACATAAGTTACACTTGGATAATACTGACCATTACGTCTATAGTAACGGGAATCTGGAAGAGTAATTTGCTTGTGGTCTTCTGAGATTTCTAAGATTCTGTTGTAAGAATGCTTAATGTTTCTTTTGGTCATAATTCTAATTTTTTTTCAAGTAGATCGGAAAATGTAAGGGGGTAAGTTTCTTGGATAAGATTTGTAAAACCTTCAAACCCAAATTCAGAAGGATCCTTTTCTTTCATATTAACAAGATATACTTCTTTACCTTCCTTCATTAGCTGTTCGCAGAAATTTAATGCCTGTTTTTGGGCATCACGGTCAAGAGCAATGTAAATCTTTTCAACTGAAGACATTACAATCTTTTTCATTAAGTTAGATTGAATATTTTTACCTAATAAAGGTATAACATTTCTTTTTATAGTTATAGCATCAAAGGGTCCTTCACACAATGTAAAAGGTACATCCCAATTAATAAATAATTCAAAGGGGATAATATCTCTTGATACTGGTGGATTTTTGTATTTTCGGTATGGATTTTTTTCAAACGAACGTCCTGTAAAATAATTTAGTATTCCATTTTTATCATATGAAGGAATAATAACCATTTTAGAATATTCTCCAGTCTCACAATAACCAATATTATATTTAATAATATCTTCTTCTATAATATTTCTTGATTTTAGATAAGCCAAAGCATGTCTACCAATAATATCTGTGGAGGGTAAGTTATAAAGTGATTTGTATTCTTTAGGTAAAGATAATTTTTCTTGTATTGGAGTATATCTATCTGTGACTTCTGATTTAACTATGGAATTTAATTCGGATATTATATTAGGTGGGGCCTCTATAAATCTAAATATTTGGTAAATCTTCTTGCCTTTTTTCTCACAAATCCAACAATGCCATTGATTTTCTCCTTTTTCGTTTTCAGTAAAATTAATTTCTAATTTTGGTTTATGATGGTTACAGAAAGGACAATTATAAGCATAATTACCTCTTGCTGTTGATTTACCATTACCTAATACAGAATTGACTAAGGCAATCAGTGGTTGATTGAGCATAACCACAATGTAATAAAGAAAGCTTGGATAACCAAGCTTAAGTTAAAAAATCTTTGGTGAAGAACTTTCCAAGGACGTTATCATTCATCCATTTATCAGGATTTTCTAATACCCCATTTGTAAATAAATACTTGCACTCGTAATATGTTAATAACTTTTTATTAGAAACAAATTGTATTATTTCACGAGTAAAATCATCATGTTTGCCTTCCTTAAGTAAGGATAAAATGGGTTTAGCAGAACCATAATATGTTTTCCAATCACTTTCCTTTTGAATAGTTTCAGTAAGTGGTTTACGACCTCTACCGGTCTGCTCGGTTAATTGTTTTTTGGTTAACTTGTGTTTTACATTGTGGTATAGCGATTTTTTACCAATATACGATATCCCCTGCGGTTTATAAGAGGTAATGTATATAAAACCAAAGGTCCCAACAGGCATATCCTCAATTGAAGCAATTATTTTATCTTTATATAACCACATTTTTTAAGTTTATTTTATTTGTATTACTTTGAGTGTTGATGAAGGAGTAGAAGCATAGGGAGTAGCAGATGAAGTTGCGAATAATTTAAGACTTGTATTGCTTGCAGACCACCACCATAGTTTATAAGCACTAGTTGTAGTTAAATTTGCTAACCAACCACCTGTTGCTAATAATTTTGAACTAGGTCTCATTGAATATATTTTATTAGAATTTGAAATATCTAGTGTATTATCTTTTAACCAAACATATACATCTCTAGCTGTTACTGCTGAATTTTCCATTAAAAGAGTAAATTCAATATTATATAATCCATCTTTAGTAACTGTTATAGTATCATTACTAAACATTGAAATACTAGATGTTATTATTATTGTATCAAATGAAATGGAACCAGATAATGCTGCGGGTAGAGGTTGATCCCCAATATTTACAAATAATCCATAATCTAGAGTAGATGTAGAACCAGTTAAAACCATTGATGATGTAACAGCATATGATGAAGTAATTGCTTTTGAAGAAGATACAGCCCAAGATGAAGTACCATAAAATCCAACAGTATTAGCCCCCAATGATGAAAAAATAGATCCTGATATAAGTTGAGATCCTGTTAGGGTAAAAGAACCAGTTAATGTAATATCATAGGGTACAGTACCTGTAAAGGCATCTATTGATTGAGATACATGCCATGATTCTATAGTATAAGTCTGAGCTATTTCATCAGATCCTGTGACGAAAATATTTTTTAGTTTAAGTGCCATATTATTTATTTACTTTTAATTTTATCGATCTAAATTTATTAAAATAGTAGTGTCAGTTATTGGGGATAAAGGTAAAGGTTGTGATAATTTTCCTATTGCTAATAATTGTTGTTGTTCATTATATAAACCAACAGTTGTAACATAAGGAGTAAAATAAGAACCAGTAGCAAAATCATCTATATATTGAGCAGGGGTATAAAAAGTACCTATTGAACTTGAATTAGCTGTACTACCTGATGTTATTGAGGGATTTTGGCTAAAGTTAAATTCATTTTGTCGAGCAGTACATTTATATTGATTTTCATAAATTGTAAGAGAGGAGGAAAACGAACAAGTAACATTTGAGGATGTTATGAAGTTTTCTATTACTATTGCATCTGATAATCCATATAGGGAGGATCCATAAGTAGCAGTTCCATAACTATCTGCTAGAGGTTGTGAATCACTAGTAATAATTGCTAAACCATGTCCATAAAATATATTTCCACATATTTGTTGTGAAGAGGAAAATATTAAATTTCCTTGCCCATCATCATAAATAGAACCACTAGGAGCTATCCATCTAAAAGAATTAGGTTGAATATAATTTCCAAATAATCCTGCAGGAATAGATAAAACACCTATTGTTGAGTTTAATAATGTAGGAAAATAATGAGCAAAAGTTAAAGAAGTTTGAGGATAATTATAATATCTTCCTTCTGATGAAGTAGTACCTATTAAAACATCCCCTGTTGAGTTACTACCAGGAAATATACTTGATGTAACTAAGGGAGAACCATAACTTGCTGTAGAATTTAAAAAATTAGAATAATAAAGTTGTTCAATCGAACTGTAAATTAATCTTTGGTAGTAAGTACCATTATCACCTGTTGTAGGATCTGTTAAAGGATCAAATAATGAACTTGTTTTTAAGCCTAAAAATCTATTTATACCAACTGTAGAACCTGTTAAAGCAGCACTGCCTAAAAAATTAAATGATTTGTTTAATTCTAAAGGGGTTATTACTATATCGGATGCTAAAAAAGGTTTGTATACTCCCATTCATTTTTTAGAATTAAAAATCTAATTTAACTCGTACTAAGGCTTCTTTAGTAAAATCTTTAACTAATGGTCTTGATAATTTAGCTACTGCCAATAATTGGTTTGTATCATTATATAAACCTATAGTTGTAATATATGTTTGTGGATTGTTTATAAATGAAGAATATAATACTTCACCTGTTGAACCTGATATAAAAGATGGATTTTCTGAGTAATTGAATTCTGAGCTCCTAGGTCTTACAAATATAAAATCTGATGTAATTGTTTCTTGGGAGTTTAAAGCAAATGAACTTGCACTTGAACCACTAATTGCTTTAAATAATGAAGCATTAGCATTAGTAGCAGCAGTGTAAGCTAATGTAGCTGAAAATGCTGAGCCACTATAAACAAAAGCAATACCTCCACTTATAGCGGGAGCAGCTAAAGCTAAAGGATTTAAAATTATAGTTCCAATATCTGGTAAAAACCAACCATATGAGCCAGAGGTTGTTGTAAATCCATCAGTTGTATTTCTTGTTAAATTAGATGCTCTAACACCTGCTGAGCCTGTAATTAATTGGAATATTCTACCTGCTTCACAAAACTGAACTGTAGAAACATAATTACTATTATCTGTTAGAACAATAGAACCGGATGCTGTTATTTGGCCTTTAAGATTTAATGATAAAGATCCTAAAAATAA